TACCTGTTCGCAGGGGTAGATCGTCTTTGACGGCGAACTCGATCAAAGGGGTGTTAGGCTCCAGCCGAGCGATCATCTTCTGGCTGAAGTACGACGCCATTAAGTTGTCGTTGGCCGTTGTTGAAGTGTTTGTATCTGCCATGTTGTTTGCCCGGTCTATCCCCTACTTAAAGGGTTAAGTCCGAGCCCTTACTGCACATGAATGTTTAGCGGACGGAAACATCAGCGACGCGCTTGACGGTCCAATCGGTCGAATAGCTCTTTTGCGGCACGATCCATGTTGGCTTGCTGTTTAGCGTCGTACCTGCCGCCATCTCTCGGGTCGCGCCCCAATTGATGTGCGGCTTGAAGTAGCGTATCCATCGACAACGTGCCGTCTGACGACGATGGGGTAGGAGGTGGTGTGCCGCCGCCCAGAATAGGGCTTGGCCGCATGCTAGGCTGTGCCGCGTTCCCATTAGGAACGTCACCTAGTCGCATCTCATCCTTAACTTCCAACCAGGCTGCTTTATGAGGGTTTTTCAGTTTCCATAAGTCTGGGTCCGATTGCAGTTTGGTTTGAATCGCATTGAAAACGGTTTCGTTCATAATGCGAGGGTCTTTATCGGCCAATTCCTGCAAGTTGTTCCGTAGCTGACGATCTTGGCGTTCAATACGAAGTTCTTCAGCGTCCTGTTTCAGCGGAGCAATCGCTTGATTGAGTCGTTGCTGAACAGCCAGCTCGATCAAGTCAAAGGTGGTCCCGACGTAATCTCGCTGTAAGTCCTGAGCAACGCGAGCTTTAAGTTCCTCCATGCTGAGTGCAGGTTGCTGAGTCGGTTGCTGAACGGGAGGAGTGTTTAAGGCCGCAGTTTCCCTTTGCAGAGATGAAACCTTCGGACCCAAATCTCCTCGGAGCTTCGCTTCTTTTTCCTTGTACGCCTTTACGTAATCGTCAACAGACTTCTGGAGTTCTGCTTCTTTTTTCTGAATCGCCTCATCAAGTTGCCTGGTGGAAGTCTTTAGCTTCTCAACGTCCACTTCCCCAGTCGGTTTCTTGAACTTTTCAGGAACCTCAACAGGAGTTTCAGCCTGTACCTTTGCAGGTGCATCAGGGAGTTGTCCTTGGTTCAGATCACCAATGGTCATACTGAAGGGATCAAGGCCCTGCTGTGCCGCTTTAAGCGTCGCCGCACGTACCGTCGCTTCGTCTAACTTCGCCGAAGGTTGGAACGCGGGTTGGGACGCCGCTTGCGCGGGTTCATGTGGTGTTAAAACAACACTTATGTCTTGTTCGGATTCTGCTTGTAGCTCTACGCCCATTTGTTTCTCCTATGCCCGTCCCGTTTTTAGGATTGGGGGCCTTAACATTAGGCGGTGTGAACCGTCACACTCTCCAGATCGAATGATCCAGATCGCGGATTAGGGTTCCTGATACGCCTTCTAGCGGTAAGCAACGACTCCAACACGTCTTGGTATGCCTTGCGTCGTGCCGCCAAATCGGTAATGCCGTACTGCGAATCGCTGAGAAGAACTTTATCGACGGCCAGATTCAGGCGTTTGAGTTCTTCGCAGGTTTCATAAATCCACTGTTTTCGTACTGCGGGATCGTTCAACGAACCCAAGACATCGTTCATGTCCAGGTTGTGCAGGTCTTTTGTCGAAAACACGTCGTTTAAATACGCAACGATTCGTTTCATATAACGGGTTGTCGATTAACCGGATTGGAAAGCTTCGGAGGCGCAAACGTCGCACCGTTTCCATTCGGGCCACCCTTCATTCCGGGAGTATTCTTTTGTGTCGGAGCTTTACCGCCGCCAGGAGGAGGCATAATCATCGGCAACAACTCAGGCGGGATCATCGCCAAGGGAATCATTGGCACCTCCCTGAACCACTTCTCGGCTTCACTGATCCCTTGAACATCAACGGCCAGATACTTGGTGGCGGCTTGTGTGTCAAAACCGGGATTGCCCATGTTCAACTTGATCAGGTCCATGATCTGAGCCGATTTCACGATCTTATTTTCCATGCTGAAAATGCCCATCGGCTTATAGATGTAGGCGTTGTTGACGATTTCGGGAGGCACAAAAGCAAATGCGAGATAGCGCGGAACTTGGTGAGGGATCGGCGGATATTGAGGACCGAGAGGATTTGGCAACTGACCAATAACAACCGGATCGTCACCCAAGATGTACTTCAAACCTTCTGGGTCGTTTCCGAATCGCTGATAAATCAAACCGTAGGTTTTGCGAGCGCAGACAACTAGGAAAGCTGACTCAATAATCATCCCGAGCGCGGCTACACGCTCGTTAAACATCTGCTTCAGAAGTTCCATGCCGCCCAAGGTCTGATTGGTATCGGTGACCTGGCTGGAGGTTCCGAGTGTGACCTTGTTGGCTCCAGTCTTCTCTTGAACACGCAATCCAACTTCAATGTTTTCGCGATAGGCTGAGGCGGTAACGTCCTGGAATTCAATCGGGCCCACAACTTTCCGCACATCGTCGTAGTTCGCTTTTAAGCGCAGAATCCATCCGGGCTTGGAGGTTAAATCTTCGTCAGCATTAACTAACGCCGCTTCAATAACCATCAACCCTTTGTTCAGAATCAGGTTCAGGTTGTCGAGGCGGCTGCTGACGATCTCATTCGAGAGAGCCTGGTCGTCACCGATGAGATCACACACGCCCATGCCATAACTCTGCCCGGTGCGAATGTAATCCATCTTCAAAACGGGTGTTTCACCGTCGAACATCGTGTTTTCTTCGGAAGCGAGAAGTGCCACCTTGGAGGCAACCATAACCTTGGCGGGAACCAGCGTCTCAGCTTCATCCCCTTCTGGCATGTCGAAATAAATCCACTTCCGGGGAATCGGGCACCATAATTCCCAGATCGTGTGCGGCTTTTCAAATTTGGAAAGAGTCCGGTGGGTGTCGAAGTAACCGAGTTCCTGTTTAATCGTGGTTAAGTCAGATTCAAAGTTTTCCCCTTCTGTCACATTCTCAAGCTGGCTTTTAACGTCGAAGAAAGCTCCCGCCGAAATGTTCTTGCAAATCTCGCCGTAGGTGATCTTGTCCCGATGGATCACTTTGTCCCATGTGGTCGTGTTCATCTCGGGGAAAACGTCTCGAATATGGATGTATTTGGCGCAAAGCTGGTCTTTGAGCATCACCTTAACAGGTTGCATCTGAAACCCTTTAAGAGCGGGAGGCGGTAAAGGAGAGGCCCCTGTAATGGCTCCCGGCGGCATCGTGTCGATCTGTTCTTGCGGGGTTTGCTGGAGCGGAACACGTCTGCGCCGAGTATCCTCAACACGCTCCCAATAAAGCTTCATGAACCCGGAACCGTATTTGACCGCCTCTTTGGAGGTGTCATAGAACGCCACATCGAACTTGGCCTTCTGGAACTGGTCAGCTACGCAGTCTTGCATCAGACGCGCTTGAAGTTCGTCCCCGGCTGGACCCGCTTGTGTCTGAACAGGCGGTTTAGGGGCCATCATTGTTTTGTAAATCTGCGAGTGAATAACTTCAATGTTTTGAACGGTCAACCCGGTATGAATCTTTTCCTGCCAAGGCTCTTTAGCATTGGCTCGGGAGGGATCGTAAATCGAGTTATAGTCGCGGTCGTTTCGGTCCCACTTGGCATGAAAACGCTGGCTTCGCCAATCCCAGGATCGGCGATAGAAACTCTGCACATACATCAAAAGCTCGTTCTTGCGCTGAACGACTAGAGGCGGGTCTGTCGGAAGACCCTGCGAGACGCCGAGTTGAACGTTTTGATCCATGAATTACCTACCGTGAACGAATATGGTCTTTACAAACCTGGCTTTGCCCCAATGCAACGGGCTTTCCGCATTCGCAAAGATTTTCTGGTGTCCCTTCGGACAAAACTTCTTCGACAAGCTTCTTTACGGGCTTGAGTTCTTCGACGGGCTTTGAGAGGGGCTTCTTCCTAAACATTTCTCGTCTCGGGCCGTTTACCGATGTTGTATTGAATGTTCAGGCGTCCGGGATTTCCGACTTCATCAACAGCTTCCGTTAAACTTGAATTCGGCGTGACGCTTTTACCGCGCTCAAGCGTTTTCTTTGTTTCGTGCATACTGTCCACTTCATGTTCATAGGTGACTTTCTTCTGTTCAATGTTGTCCATATCAACCTCCTAAGCGGCTTTTGATCCAACTCTCCAACTTCTTAAAAGACGGTCTACTGATTGCGCGGCGACGGGAGCTGGGATCGAACCACCCACGCTGTAAAAAGCTCTACCGGTGCGCGATGTTTCGGGGCGTGGGACAAATTGTTTTCCGCTATTCGGCTGGGCCATCTCCGGGTTAAAGCAATCCCCTAGAGCATCTAGGCGGTCGTCGTGCGAATGGGAATCATCGAGCCTGAACTCGTAAATCTCTTTCAGGAAATCGGTCATGTTCTTGTGAATGTGAATCGTTCGGGCTTCCCAGCGGGGTACCAGGCCACCAATGCGGGATTTGTCAGTCTTGGATTTGGTGTCTTTGACTTCTACGTACTTGAAGTCCCAGCGGTTCTCGCGAGTGCGGCGTTCCTCGAACGTAAACGAGATCGCATCACCCTTGCGCCGCTTGATGCCGACAGAATCCGGCGAATAGGCGTTGATGTCTTTGAAGAGTTCATCGACGATGATGCCGGGGTTATCTCGACGGACGGCTTTAGCGGATAAAACGTAGGCATGATTGCCATGAGTGATTCCCGTAGTGACGATGGCGGTATAGTCGCCGTCTCCCTCGGTATAGGCGGGGTCGCAGATCGTCACGACACGCATAAAGCGGTCCCGATCCGGTGCTACGTCATAAAGCGTTTCGTATTCGCGCTTGAAGGGTTGGGTCGCGGGGTCGATACGTTCCAGCATGTACTCCCGGGCAAACTGAAGCGAACCCTGTTCCTTGCGCTTAAACTCCAAACTCTCGCGCGTGAACAGTTCTGGACACATCGGGTTTCCGTCGGCCAGGAGAGCAGGTTTTTTCCAGTTGTGGTAGACGGGATTGTTTTCGAGTTTCTGGAGAAGATCGTCAAAATCGATGGGCGTTCCAATGGCATGAATCTTGGTGTCGGGCATCGCCATTCCAGCAACTACTCCGAACCAGAATCGCTCTTGCTCCTCGGAGGAAATGCCTCCACTATCTTTGAGCATGTCATCCCCCACAATACGCTTAGGGTGTAGACCACGAGCAGAGGTACCAAAACCAAGACCACGAACAATCCCCCCATCACTAAATCCAAGCTTGTCAGCCATCCAAATTTCTTTTGTGCTGGGTCTAATGGGGGCAAGGAAGTCATTGGATTCAATCTCCTGGCGGATCATTCGGAGTAGTTCGATCACTTGGCCTTCGCTATAAGAGACGAGCAAGAAATCAGCACCACCTCGAATCACGTCCCACATGGGGACTGCGTAAGACCAGAAAACACTTTTGCCGTGACCGCGAGGAGATTCCACGTTGGACCGCTTCTCTTCACGGACGATGCGATACCAATCTTCATAATGGGGGAGCCACTGCAACAGCTTTCCGCTTTTAGGATCGTGCAGAAACCGCGTCATGAAGAACTTGAGCGAGAACTGCCT